TCCTCGTGATTGCCTTGCTTGTAGATGATTCTGGTTTTCGGGAATTGAGACCTAAGCCACTCAAGCCCCTCGATGACTAGCCTTAACTCTTCGGAGAATCGCCTGTGCTTCGGGTCGCGTTGATGCCGTGAGACTTGGTAGAAATCTGCGATGTCCCCGTTGAGCAAAAGGCAATCCGGTTTCATGGCTTTGAGTTTCGCCACGGCCGCGCCGAAAGCAATCTCGGAGTGGTAGGGTATGTGAACGTCGGACAGAATTCCGATGCGTTTCGCGTCAACCTGGACGGGTTCCCAAGCCTCTGCTAGCGATGGTGGCATCTTCGGGACTTGACCCGCTTTACCCTTAGGCCTTGGTTGTGTCGCTTGATTGCGTTTCTCTTTGCCCATAGCCCCGCGAATCACTCGGATCATAGTCCTAGCCGAATCGACCGATGCAAACGTCTCCGGCCTTTCGTTTCTGGCCCGCTTGGCTAGCCCAATGTTTGATGCGTCGGGAAACTTTTTGCAAAGCTCCTCAAGGTAGATCCGTCCCGCCGTCTTTGGTGGTTTCCCCATCGGTTTTGCTCCAAATAGATAAGGCTTCGTCGATCGTGATTTCGGGCTTGCCAAGCTTCGCATTGACTGCGTTATGGAGTGCTACGCCCCATGCAAAGAATGCTTCGGGGGATGAGAAGTCGGGGGGGTTGGCCGCTTTCCATTCGGCGTAGAATCGCTTGCAAGAGCAACCGTATTGGGGGATGCGAATTTCCCAGTTCGCTAGGTCTCTTGGCGTCAGGATGCTGCCATCGTGTAGCGACTTCCACGGATTGCCGATCGGCGTAATGTTAATGGATGCGTATGTCATCCGGTATTCGCGGGTCGTGCTCGAATCGGCGTAGTGTACCGGTACTATTCGTTTGCTCATGTCAATTGGATCGTCACGGTTGGCAAGTTAAAACAAAACGCGCCGCCGGTAAAATACTGCGGCTCTCCGACTTCGCACTCCAAATCGGAAATCACCGTAGCACAAAGGCCCTCGTAAAACTCCTGGCAAACAAATTGGATTGAGTTTACTAGCTCGTTCTGGCAACATTCACCCGTCAGGCAGAGCGTAGCACCTGGAGCGCATTGGTCTAATAGAATCAAAGGAGCGTCAGCCCAAACGGTTTGCCCGTCCTCGATGCAATACCCGCAGTTAATCACTGTGCTTTCGATTAGGTTTCCGCTGCCCGCGCCTTGACCTCCTACGAGAACAAAGCAGCCCACAGATTCGTTGTAGATAAAGTAGTTGAAGCATCGATCGTCTACGTTTTCGGGAAACGGTATTTCTCGAATCACCGGACATCCCACAACAATTTCGCACCCCTCTTCGTATGGCGGCTGCCCGAGCGACGCTTGGCAGAACGCCGGAAACGGCTCGTCGAACTGAGGTAAATTCGGCATACAGTTATCGATGATTGACAATCCGCAAGGGCTTCCTGTTATCGTGCAACCAGTCGAACCGCCGCAACAACTTAGCGGGGGATAATCCGCATCCGAGATTGATATTTGGCCAGTCGGCAACGTGTCGAATATCTTGATCCGGCTGATAATCTTTTGCTGAAACTCATTGCAGTATTGAGCCGGAAACGCTGCCATTAAATCGTTGCAGTCGTTGATCGTGCTTGAGTTTTCAAATTGATTGCTAAAACTGCAAGTCCCGTCACGGTAAACGCCAGTGCAATCGTAGCTGTTTGTAAACTCAGCAAAAAAACTGCCTCCGGTCGCCCACCCAAGCACAAACTCGCATTGCTCGAAAATGTAGCTAACCGCAACATAGAATTTGCAAGCCGACTCGCCGCCCTCGCACTGAACGCGAATTTTGCCAACGTGAACCCGCAAGCCAACTAGCTTATGCCGTTCAAGCCACCAAGCTTTATGAATGGTCTGTTCACTCACAAGGTTTGATTGAATCAGTTCGCAAGGGCAGGAAACCGGATCGTTTCCGTTTGCAAGGTAGGGTATTCGCCTACGGTAATACTCAAATTTCGCGCTAATGTCGGTTTGGATCGTCGCAAGAACCGCACAGTTTTTCGTGTACTCTTGACAAGCTAAATTGAAATCGGCGATGAAACAGCAATTGACTGGAACAAAACTGGCCGATGGATAAATAGGCTCTTCCGGCCCACCGCCAATGCCAACACCGCCACCGCCTAGCCCATCGCCTAGCCCGCCTTCGCAGTCGTCGGTTGGGGCAATTAGCGAAACGCTCGTGAATGGCATGTCCTCAGCATCGAGACAACAATCGCAACAGCAACCGCCCATCGTTCCCATTTAGCAAATCTCCACGGCTAGCCATCGATTTCCGACCCTAAAACACTTCAGCATTGCCCCATTAGCAACAGCCGATCCAGCGTTCAAAACCTCAATATCCGTTGCGTACAAATCCGACAAAACCCTAGCGTCCGAAATCTGCTTAGCCCGCGCCGTCCCTACGCCCAGCGTATTTACCGCCCTAGCCGTGATCGTCGACGTAGCCACCGCCAAGATCGTATCTGCAGTCGATACCAAATCCGATCCGATAGAGCCGCTTGGCTTCGTCGCTCCGATCATGCCGAGCAAGGCTTGGCTATCCGCATTATTGAAGGCGTAGAGCGTCGTATCGGCCATTCTAGGAAGTCCTGATAATGGTGGAAAATTCAACTTCCTTTTTGCACCGAAAAACCAACTCGGCTGGGTCGGTAGCTTTTGCCCCTGAACCATTCAAGGCCCCTACCATCGGGAAAGTATTCGTCGAGTCCATGTATCGAAGCGTCTGCCCGCCCGACTTGTAAAACGGCCCAATGTCGGCCCGCTTTTCATCGTGGGTATCAGGGTCATAGGTTACCTTGTATTTCGCCCTCCACGCCGCATAGCCCGCATACGATCCCAATTCAGCCTCTTGCACTTCTAGGAGCATCGTTCTAGCTGCAAACGTCTGGCCCAAAGCCGTGAACGCTGTTTTGTTTACAATGTCGTTTCGGTCGAGGAAGTCTTTTAGCTTTAGCCCTGGGTCGTCGAACTGCACGAAAGAGAATTGGCAAAAGCTCGATGTATCGGTTAGCGGTTGATCGAATGGCGTTCCGGCTGAATTGACAGGGTATTTAGCTGGCGTCGATCGATCTTTTGCGAGAACCTTTTCTTTGGTCACAAAGGAATCGATCTTGAATACAGGGATCCATGTTGCCGGGTCTGGATTGTTTTCCGAATTCTGTTTTTGTTCTTCGGTCCCTGTCTGGAATCGAGCCGTGACTAGCCAGTAAAGAGCGTGCTTTTCTTCGCGTTCGCAATCTACGCTATCGCAAATCAAGCCTAATGGCCCGTAGAGCAATCCGGCCCGAGGGAGTCCAGGCGTATCGTAGAGGATGCTCTGGCGATTGGATGTAACCTGATCGGTCTTTACGCGATAGTTCCAAGTCTCCCCGAGGATGAGTTGAAAGCCTTGACCCTTGCGGGCAAACCCGGATCCTTTGCGAAGTTCTGCGCCGACCAATTCGTTAGCCATTACCTTGCCCTCGCTACTTGCTGTTGAGTCTCTGCTAATCGGTTAGCCTTTTGCGCTTCGAGCAATAGCGAATCCTGCCATTTCTTTCGCTCTGCTTTTTCCGCTGCGTCGGTTCGCTGATTCAAGAGAAACGCGAAAGCCTCTTTGGATCCAGCTTTTAAGGCAGGGGCGATGTTTTTGGCAATGTCTGCCGCCGGGTCGAATCGTTTCGACGCGTCTTTATTTTGCTGCATCGTCGCAAAGTCCGAGCGTGCAAAAATCGATTGCTCTGCCAATGCCGCCCGCTTGCGGATACCTTCCTTTTGCTTTTCGTTGTCGCCCGCTTCGGCCAATTGCCGCCGAAACATTTCGTCTAGTTCGGCATATTCTTTTCGCAGGGAATCCGAGGCCAGGAAGTTCTTATCCTTCATCGCTGCGACTTGCTTTTGAATCGCTAGCTCTTTGTTTGCCGCTTCGATACTAGCGTGAGCCGCGTTCAGTTCGTTTAGCCGCCGCGTTTCGTCCATGTCCATCAAAGCCGCCTGGGCTTGCATCTTTTCGCCTTCGGTCATCCCGAAAGTGTCATCCATGAGCTTCGATTTTTTATACCCCTCAGTATCGGATCCAAACGCCGCCTTGCGTCGCTCTTCGGTCGCTTGCTTAATCATATTTTGAAACGCCGACCGCTCTGCATCGATTCGCTTATTGTCCGCGTCAATCCGGTCTTGCTGAGCCTTTACCGCTCGCTGTTCTTCGTCGGCTCGTTGCTTGGCTAGTTTGGCCTTGGCCTCTTCGGCTGCAACCGCTTTTTTGTCTAGTTCCTCAGCGTCCTTTTTGGCTTTGTTCGCCGTTTCGATTTGTCGATAGTATTGGTTCGCGCTGCCCGTCAGTGTCATCCACCAACCCGCCATAGCCTCCCCGCGTTTCGGCGTGTCCTCGATGGTCTTGTTGACTAGGTCCAATGCTTTGTTTACACCTGGAGCGACTTCGCGCCCGATCGACGCAAGGAAGTTTTGGTAGTGCGTATCGAGCTTGGCAAGCTTTACCGCCGTCGTGTCGGCCATCTTATCATTCATGCCGGCAAACCGACCGCCCGCACTTGTCGCGGTGTCCATCGCCTTTGAGACTTCCTCGAAGGACACCTTCCCGGCTTCCATTCTAGCCCTTAGAGATACCATCGATTCGCCCGTGGTGCGGCTGATTTCCTGCAACGGGTTGAATCCCGCGTTGACCATTTGCAAGACTTCTTGGCCCATAAGCCGACCGTTGGCCCGCACCTGTCCGAATGCAAGCGTGAGCGATTGCATTTTCTCATTGTTGCCCATCGAAATTTCGGACAGCTTGCCGAGCGATGGAATCACCTCCGAGACGCTAAGCCCGTAGCCCAATAGCACCTTCGATGAGTCTTGAAACTGAGTAGCTGATAGAGCCGATTTTGCATCTAGCTCGATCGTTGCATCGATAAGCTTTCGAGCCGCCTTCTCGGATCCAGTCAACACTTCCAATTGTGCCTGAACTTGCTCCCTTGCCATCGCAACCTTTAGGCCTGCTTGCCCAAGGTCCGCGATCGCCTTTACCGCCCGCAAGCCCGTTTACGCCCTGGGTCTTTGTGTCGACGTTGCCCCAACCGCGAAACGGATCTGGTATCTCGGAAAAGATTTGCTGCCGAGACATCGCCGCCGCTCGATAACTTGCAATCTTTGCTTGCTTTTCAGATAAGAGCTTAGCTGATTGAGCCTCTGCTGCTGCTTGGGCTTTCGCCGCCTCTGCCGCTACTCTTTCCGATTCGGCAAGCCTTCGGTTGGCCTCTGCCGCTCGATCGGCATAAATCGCCGCTACGCCATGTTTCTTGGCTAGTTGATCTACTGCGGAATTGTAGGTAGCCGCGCTCATTCCGTTAGCAGCAAAAGCCCGATCTAGCTTTTCGATGTCCCTGGCAAGCTTCAAAAACGGATCCTCTGCCGCCCGAACCGTCCTGGCAAGAAAGGCAAGTTCGGTCCGCGTAAAATCGCCGTTTTTCTTTAGTTGCTCAATGTCGAGACCGACCTTAATATTCGCTACGCTGATCGTCTGCGTCATAGCTACTTGCCTCCGAATCCGAACATCGATTTAACTTGGTTCGCCATCGCCTTACAGGATTCCGCCGACTGCTTGAGGATCGACGCTGCGCTCACCTTGGGCCTGTAGAAGCGATCCGGCATAAAATCCGATGCGTCAGGCGGTTCTTCGTCGGCGCGTGCGTACATGGGCAAATAGAGGGCTTCCAAGAGCTTCGCAGTCTGCATCCAGCGTTCCCCCATCGGTTCCACCATGTCCCACGCTAGCCACTGATTAAGAGCCCCAGCGGGTAGACTTTGCATCCACGCCGCCGGATCCTGGATTCCCCATTTCAGACAGAGCCTAAACGCCACTTTTAGGCGTCGGCTCTTTCTGATTTTTTTGCTAAGGCCTCGATTTCGCCCTGGTCGTACTTGTTGATCTCTAGGCACTGATCGTAAAGAGGCCCAACAACCGACCTGGGAAGGTCTCGCAGCACGTTTGGATCCGTGACAACCCGCTGCCCCGATTCATCTCGCAGGCAGTAGGCAACCATCACCCGCCGATGCGCTGTCCAGTCATAGCCTTTTTTGGTCTGCAATTCGACTTCCATGTTAGCCGCATCCGCTTCGGATAGCTCATGGATGAAGTATTGCTTGCCCTTGACCGTAACAGGCTCAACGGCCAAATCACGCTGCGTAAGGCTTAAAAAGTCGTCTTGGTTACTCATCGTCCTCTTCGTCCTTTGCTTGTGCAATCGCTTCGAGTGCTGCCTTGACGAAGGTACGCGAAACTTGCTCAGGCGTCTGCACCTTGGCCGAATAGCCTTGGATCGCTTCGAGTTGCATTTCGAGCGATCCGATTTCGTCAGCCGTCAAAGCGTCATGCGGAAATTCAAATATCGCTTGAATCTGTGGCGTTTCGCCGAATGGCAAATAGCCGACTAGCTTACCGCCAACGCGGATCTGGCATTGATTCAAGTCCCGCTCGACCCCAGTAGCCAACGAAATTCCACGTTGGCGATTTAATACAAAAACCATCTTCGATCATTCCTTAAGCAGGGGTGAAGGTAATATCGGTCGCGCCGTCAAATTGCAGTTTGTAGCTGCCCTTCATGACTTCGCCCTTGGCGAGCTTCGGCGTCTTGACCTCCTTGACGAAAGCCGTTCCCTGGAACGATCCGGCCCCTGGTAGGGTGATTGTCACGGAGGTTCCCGCGTAAGGCTCCGAGGTTGGAATCATCGTAGCCGCGAAGGGAATTGCCGCTCCGAGCCAATTGAACACAACGTCCACTTCAGGATTCTTGCGAAGGTCCGAAGGTCGAAGGGCTTCAAATCCGGTTGTGTCCAGGCTGGTAATATCGAGCGAATCGACGCTAATCGTCATTTCGCCGATGGAAACAACCTGAGTAGTAATAAGGCTAGTACCCGAAATCGTCGCTCCGAGTCCGGTATCTGCAACT